TGTCCTTTACGCATTGGCTCAGATATCATAAGTCCAGAAAATTGTTCTTCCCCCTGATCTTTAATACATACCAGTCCGGCTTCTCCAACAGTATTGTTTTCAATACTCCAATATATGTTATTTGCAGTCCCTTCCATTTGGTCTTCTAGATATTTTAAAATGTCTTTGAGAATTTTAATTTGACCTTGAATTGGGGTTAGGTTGTGATGCCATTCTGCAACTTGTTTAAAACTAGGCAGTTCAAACACTTCAATTGCAGCGAAGTCGCCGCCAGTGCCCAAACTTGGATCCAAGCTAACAAGGTATATGTTATCAGGAGTTGGTTTAGTGTACCAGCGAGTCTGGCCCATCTTAAACACTGGTTCTCGTCCTTCCATCTCACTTAACTTGATACTGTTGATAAGTGTTTCATCGTAAATTAAGAACTCGCATCCATACTCACGACGGAATCGTTCTTCACCAATACGACCTTGTTCTTGTTTGGCCCAAGCATCGTCTCGATCAGGATGTTCTTCCCACTTGCAAGTATAGGGAAAGAATCCATTAATACCCAAGTCTTGTTCGTTGCCGTATTCGTCAAATTTATTATTTGCTTCTTTCCAAATAGTGGCAAACGTGTCTTCGTCACTGTTGGGTGTTGAAGTAATAATTGCACGACCACCAGTTGCTAGTGTTGGTGATATAGATGTCCAAAACTCTTCTGCAATGTTAGGTTGCACAAATGCAAACTCATCACAGTATAGTAAGGATATAGACATACCACGACCAGTGTTACCGGTAGTAGTTGCTGATACAATTCTTGAACCGTTGTCAAATTCAATACTCCCTTTGTTATAGTTTGTTACCCCACTGCGTATATGATCTGGACATAACTCGTATGCATAACGTATACGTTGCATAATTTCTTGTGAGCCAGTATACTTGTGTGCTGCGATTAGAATAGTTTGATCAGGATGGAACATTGCATACCATAACAAGTATGCAGCTGCCGTTGTAGTTTTACCCATCTGTCTAGGCAACATATTAACAGTAAATCTGTGATTGTGGTATGCGTGTAATAATCGTTTTTGATATTCAAACGGTGCTAACAACAATTTACCTTTCGTTGGATGCTGAATATAAAAAAAGTGTTCTGTGAAGTATGTATAACCGTTTTTAGGATCCGCACAGGCTAAAAGTTCAGAAACTTGTGCTTCTGAAAACTTATCTTTTTTGTGGGCCTTTTTTGTAAGTACCCCGTCTAAACTTTTGCTCATGTGTTTATTTACATAAAAAAAGCGGCCACTAGTGCCGCTTTTGAGTAGACATATTGTCTGTGTTATCTGTTTTTAACTTCAGTATACAGATTTTGTAATTGTGCCATTAAGCCTTCTGATACTTGATTGTAAGGATTTCCGCCACCATTAACTTTCTCAGCCTCATTACCACCTTTACTGTTTAAGTCGTTGCCTTTTGCAGTAACGTCAGCAACTGTGCCATATTGCTCATCTGGAGAATTTGCATGATCAACTATTTCATCAACTTCAATTTCTAAATCTCCAGCTGCGCGATCCATACGACCGTCATTGCCACTAATACTTATCATGCCCATTGGTCCAGAAACTGCGTCACCTTCTTCGCCGTCTACACCTTTTAATAAGTCCATCAAATCTCGAATGTTTTCAGTTCCACTAGCGTTAATGCTAACATTCATTGTTACAGGAGGTGGAGAACTCATGCCGCCCATTGATCCCATTGGGCCCATTCCGCATTCAGCTACCTCACTTTCACTAAGACCTGACAGTTTCTTAACTGCGTTAAGATCCATATCGTTAGAGAATTTAAATTCAGCTTGCTCTTTTAGTTGTGTTACTGGTGCATCTAACGCACCAATCTTTGATATTAAATTTTGAAAATTCATTTCTTTTGTCCTTTAAATGGATCAACAAATTTCATGGCTAATGAGCCAATAGGACTTGTTGTTCCAAGGTTGTCGTCCTTTTGTGGTTGGTTGCCATCAGGTGCTGATTTTGCTAACAATACATCGTTAACACCTTTGTATTGCTCGCCCTTATGACTAACTTTTCCTAGATCTTTTAAAAATGACAGCTGATTATCTTGCTTCTCACCATCTTCATAAGGCTTGTTTAATAGTGCTTCGCCTTTAGTTCCAATTCTAGCAAATGCTTCTGCGTTTGCTTCAAAGTTTAAATCTTCTTGCATTGTGCGAACAACAATGCAGCCTTTATTAATTTTACATGTATCAGATAAAAGTTCTGTAATAACCTGTGGAGTTGCTGGGTAGCGACAAACCACATCAAATATAGTAACTTCTGAGTTCTTTAATGCTGGAAAGTCCAATGGACTTTCTTGAATGGGCAATCTGTTTCCTTTGCTTACACTTGCGCAATCGTATTTTGACAGTGCTTCTTTAATAGATTTTGCAAATCCACTATCTAGCTTCCCGGCAATTTTAATTTTAAACTCGTAAGTTTTAACGGTTTCTACAAGGTAATCGATAAATGTTGACATTTGTTATGCTTCCAGTAATAGTATATTTATTTCATATTCTTTAATTTTTCCAGCAAGCTATTGCGGTCTGTGATAATAAAACCGTTTCCTGGAATATCAATAGATCCCTCTCCATCTGGATTAGCATCTTGATCTAATTTTTGTTTCTTAAGCTGAAGTTCAATCATTTTCAACTTCTTATCAATCTTTGCTGATTTGGCGTCAATGGCGTTCTTAAGCATGCCACCAGCTACTTCAAAGATTCTACTGCTGTAACGTGCTTCTACATTCATGCCCAAGTCCATTAGGTCATCATATGCATCTGTAGCACGTTGAGCTAGAGCATCAAATTCGCTATCAGCTAAATCTCCCAAACCTTTTACTTGCGGCAAACTGGCAGAAATTTTGTCAAATTCTTCCATACTTCTTAAGAAAGGCTCAGCAGATGGTTTAGCTGGCTTGACTTCATTGGCTATTTTCTTGTTTTCGGGCAAGTTTAGAATTTCTTCAAGTTTCTTTGTCATAACTTACTTATTTAACTCCGCCTTGGTGGAATAGATCTTTTTCGCTTAGTACACGAAACTTGATACCCTGTCGTTTACACCAAATCTGGGCTGCTTGCCATTTGGCTTGATTCTTAACAAATTGGGCTTGATTGTATTTGCCTTTGCCAACACTTTCTAAAGTGGCTTGATTTGAAGGTTTAACCTCAATAAGCTCAACAAACATCTTCCCAGTCTTATCTACATATTGTATGAAAAAATCTGGAATGTAAATGGTCTGTTTATTTGTCAACGGATCGCGATACGGAATACTGATGGCTTCACTGGCCCAACGTTGAATTGATGGGTGTGTATCGCAAGTGTTCATGAAACTCCATTCCCAGCTACTTCTGTATGTGGGGGTTTTATTTCCTATATATTTTTCAGGGTGTTTGGGTACAAACTTTCCGTGGGCAAATCGGCTCATACAACAATGTTACGGCTTTCGTAAGTATCAACAATAGACACTACGTTATAGCCAAGTGTGCTTGTTTGTTCTCTATATGAATTTAAAACTTCTGCAACTACTTTTGCTAACTGCACATCGGTTAAACCCTTTAATGTGTCAATTAATTCAAATACACTAACGTTATCAAGTCTAGCTTGATTTAATAGTACAATGCCTGTACTACGTGCAGCCTCTTCATCAAATCCACGTTTTAAAAAGAAACCCAGTACTGCGTCAATTTGATTACTAGGATACGTTATTTGGTGAAGAAAAAATTTATCAAAAAAATCTCTTACTTCACGTGAATCAGATCCAGTTTCTGTAATAGGTAAATTACTAGCCATATTTTAAAAATCCACTTGATTTGCTTGGGTAGTACCACCATTGCCCGTTCTAGATGGGAATACTACATTTTTTAATCCGCTCAATCCTGCAGCAGCAACAGCTATAGTTCCGCCAATAAGTAAGTTTCTTCCTTCTTGTCTAACACCTGCATTAGTTAAGCCTTTCGTGTTCTGATATGTATTAACTGCGGTTATGGCAGTTGATAAAAAGTTAGCTGGGCTCTCAAAAGCTTCACCACTAGCCAAACTATCCAACACATCAGCTGCACCGTCTATAACGCCGCCTGGGCCAAATATACTTGATGTGCCACCACCAGCTGCGGATAGTGGGCTCGGTGATTTATCATAATGATCAACTGCAAAACCTTTCACTTTACCGCCTCTAATAGACCCAATATCATATGCCACTGCTTCATAAGCAACAGTCATGTTGTTTTCGGCGCCTGCTGATCCTTGATCGCTGCTTTGTACTTGATCGTGAGTAAATGAAGTGATTAATGGATTGATAAGAGTATAGCTCACATACTCTCGTTTGTTCAGTTGATACAAAACAATTTTATTAAAAAAGGGAATTGAACTTCCGTTATCAAAGCCGTACGTTGTTCTAATGTAGTTAGAACTTTTCATTGCAGTGCGACTGTATGCTCCAGGCGTTTTAGCTGCACTTGGATCCGCGTAATAGTATGCATAATAATTTTGCCACATGGTATTAATAATATGAGCGCGGTCATCATGAAATTTAATATTAATTGGCATCAGCTCATGATCCATTTGTACAACTTTTTTTCTATTGTACTGATTAAGGGTAGTTGTTTTTAATGTGAATTTTGGAAGATCAGCACCCTTGACCAACAAACCAATTTCATTTTGATGTTGATATTTCAAGTTCAGTGACTTTAGAGCACTTGTATTGATGTCAAAGAATACGTGATATAGGAACTTACTCTTAGGAGCTAGCCTAAAATAGTCGTCTTGGAACGTCCTGGATGCGTGTTGCCACGATCCAAGATTACCCTTGGGGTTAGTTATGCCATTTACTAGCTGATCTAAGAAGCCGTTGTTTTTACTTGCCATACATATATTTATTGATTACAATTAACTGCGTATATAACTTTTAATCAATAAAAAAGGCTGTTGCCAGCCTTTTTATTAACGTCCTGCGCCAGTTGTTAAAGTATTTACAGTACGACCAATTGCTGTACCAACACCAGTGCCTTGTGGGCTTTGGATACAGTTATCTGGTTGAATTGTAATGTCAATAGTTGACGGACCTTGTTCACCGTATGCTAAGTTTTGATAGTTAGCTGCGGTTAGGTAACAACCATAACATTCCCAAGTTTCTAATACTGTTGGTGTGCTGGCTCCGTTACCGCCGTCTAACATTTCAATACGTAGTGTGAACTTATAATCTACGCCTGAAGCTGCTGATGCTTGTTCAAAGAAGTCAAATTGTTTTTGTAGCTGTTCGCCAACTAATTTGCTTACTGAACCAGTTACGTCATCACGTAAAACAATTGCAACGGTACCCCATACTGGCTTACCTGCAAAGTTAATTTTACTGTTATAGATTTCAATAGTCTGATTAGCAAAGGTTACTGTTGGGCGAGCAGCACTTTGTACTTGCTTAGTAAGTTCTGTTGTTGGTGTACTGACACCAAAGTTTTCAAACATCACTCTAAAGCGATATTTGAGCTTTGGCATCAACAAGCCTTGTGCTGATGCGCTAGCATCTGATGCTAGCGGCACTGTGAATTTTGATAATGTTGCGATTGCCATAATTAATATGCTCCGTTATTGATATTTATCATCTTATAGACCAGCTATTTCGCCAGTGTTCTTTAGGCGTAATGGAATGTAGATGAATTCAACTGCTTTGACCGGTTCAATGGCCACATCAACATACAATTCGTTTCTGTCAATTCTACTTGGTGTATTGTTACTTTCGTCACAAACAACAATGTAGTCATATAGTGCTCGTTGACCTAATAGTTCTAGCATCAAACTTTCCACAGCACCCTTGATTTCATCACGAGTAATTTTATCGTTTGGTTCAAAAATGTATGGCTTAGCTAGAACACTTAGCTGTCTACGTAAGTAAATTACTAAACGTGCCACGTTGATTCTATCTAATGCGCTAGCATTTCTAGCACGAGTCTTCTGACCGTAATTTACAAGACCCACACCTGTTAAGAATGTAATTGGATTAACTTTAACATCATACAGTGTATCACGTTGACCGTTATTTAAAGCAACTGCTGTAAACTCGCCTTCGTCATTAATATAACCAACTGCTGATGCGTTAGTAATACCGCCACGACGTGTGCCTGCTGGCGCAAACCATGGGTATGAAACGTTATCGCTTAGTGCAATAGTACGTAACATCATGTGACTTGGTGGCACAACCACGTTATTACCAAAGTTGTCACTTGTAAAGCCCCATGGATAGAACATAGCCATGTATTCGTCAAAACTTGCTGCGCCTAGATCATTGTCTTCCAATGCTAGTGCTGCGTTATTACCCCAGTTAACTAGACTTGTTGCATCGCTTGTTAAACGAGCTGGTGTGTCACCAACAACAAACGCTGTTAATCCGCGGTCATAGTTTAGTGTAATCATTTCACCAATCAACTCAGGATATCCTGGGCAAGCAATCAAGTTAAACACTCTTTGCTCTTCTTCACGGATCTCTTGGTTGCTGTTAACCAGTGCCTGTAATGATTGTACCACAACTTTACGTTGTGCTTTACGTCCAAATGTACCAGCACCATTTTCTTGATTGCCAGCTTCACTAACCCAACGATTTGGATAATAACCAGCTTGTGTTTCACCTACTGCTCCGTTAACACGAGTGTTTATTGCAGTTACGTCAACATAATTACGTGCATAACGCTTAACGTTAAATCCTGAGCGGCGTAAGTTCCATAACAACATACCTTGTGGATATAGTGCTGGATCTGGAGCATCAAAGTCTAAGAAATTGCTTTCTAACATGTCAGCAATTAAACCAGGTTCATCGCTATTTGCGCCAGCTGTATTGTAACGAGCGTCAGCAAATAAAATACCATTTTCAGTACTTTGATCGGAACTGTCAACCAATTCCCATTTTAACGATACGCCGTTAAACTTATAAACTTGTGGATAATTTTCTGTATCGCTTGTGTCAATCCATAAATCACCATTAGCAAGAGCTGTTTCGCCATCGCTTTGTGTTGTTGGCTCAGTAGCCGCAACAATTGGACCATTAACGTCGGTAGCCTTAACACCTGCGCCCAAATCAACTACTAATGGGTTTGAAGCATCTTTATAACCAACCCAAGTTGTTCCGTTGTGGATCATAATATCCACTTCGTCAACAATACTGTTGTACCATAATGTACCGTCTGCTGTTAGTGAAGTTGGTGCTGTACCGCTTGCTGTAAAACGCAATGGTTCCCATAGCGTAGCAACGTAATCTGATGTAACATCGCCAGTTGGTGATGCATATAAATTAGTTGTTGCCGCAGTGCCTGTTACTGAAAATACTTTACTTAAAGGAGTTGCAGTGCCGTCAGTTAAGCGGAACTCGCCACCTTTAGTGTGACTAATAACAATGCGATTCAAGCTATCTACTTCAGCAACAATATTAGCAAATCCTGCTGAGTTAATTGCTCCAGCAACCTTGTCTGCATCAGACAAACTGCCAGTTAGCGCATTTCCAGTAGCAGAAGAACAAGTTACAGTGATTGCAGGTGCTAGTGTAGCACTACCAACAATACTTTCTGCAATTGAAAATGTGTTAGTTCCAGCAGTAAATTGCGCTGCAATTTTTGCTGATTTAATAATTGTTGTACCAACTGCTGAACGTCTAAAAATTCTAAAGTCAGCTACACGTGGTGAATCATCGGCACCGCTGTCTTCTTGTTCGTTTGTTTTAACAAACAATGATCCAACTGCTAAATTAGACCCGCCGCCTGTACGATCTAGGCCATAAATTGCTGCTGTGCCGTCTGCATAAATTGGAGCTGGAACTGCTGCAAATGCATCTGTTGCTGAATTGTAACGCTTAACAGAGATCTTAGCGCCGCTGTTTGGTTCAGTTGTCTTGATCCATACAGAACCTGTTGGACGTGGAGCAGTGTTTGATGTCTTGAAGTTTGGAATGCTTGTGTGTGGCTGGATTGCCAATCTTGGAGCATAAAAAGTGCCAGGTGTAATACCTAATACTGTTGATACATTCATTGTGCCGCTAGCAATTACAACAGCATTTGAAGCTGTGCTATCTTCACTGTTTGCACCGCTTGCACCATTGGAATAAATTTCTAATCTACCAGCTGCACTAACGCCTGCGGTAATACCTTGCTGTGATAAAAGTGAAGCTGTTGGACCAGTATTGATTCTATCTGCCAATCCAGCTACAGTTGTTGCATTTGCTGTAACAGTAATACCGTTGATTGTAAATGCTTGACCGCTAGTAATTGCTGGGCTTGCAACAGTACCTTGCACTGTTGGCCATGAACTTGTCCAGTCATTGCTACCAACTTGTACCCACTGACCAGCACGATTTTTATAATAAACCTTGTCTGGGGCAGAGTAATCTGTAGTTAAGTCAGATAAACAAACAACTGCATAATCACCAATTGCGCCAATACTTGTCTTAGGAGCATAGTCGCTACCTGCGTAATCCACAACCTTTGTTGTGTCAGTAATTACAAGTGGATTCTTCTTAGTAAATGTCTGGCCACTTAAATTTGTTGCAGTCTTAGTAGTACCGTTCCATTCAAAAATACCAAACGATGTAGTATTTGTGTCTAACCAGTATGTACCGTTTGAGGGGTCAGCTGCTGGCGGATTTGCCAATGCGTTAATTGACGCTAGGTCAATTCCAGCACGTACAACGTATGCCCTGTTGCTTACGCCTAATAAGCTATAAGCCGCTTGCAAACCGTATTCATTTTGCTCGCCAGCATGGATTGGGTTGTTTGATGCGTCCGTTTTAAATACTGGGTCACCAAAAGTATCTACAAGATCCTTCTGGCTAGTAATTAAATATGTCTTTCCAACGTTAGTTGCCAGTGTACCTGGAGCAATTCCTGTTCCCGCCCCGTTTTGCTTATTCGCTGCCGTTGCTACAATAATTAGAGGTACTGTACCTGGAGCGGCTGGGGTATAAAAGCTCTCATCGATAACTGTTACGCTTACGCCTGGTGATGATAGTGTTGCCATTGTATGGTCTCTCCTAAGATTCTTCTTCTAAAGTATTTAGTGTTTGTTGGAGAAAACATAACGCAAACAAGCCCAGAAAAGGGACCAAAAAGGTGCGGAATAAATACTTTATGGCAAGACCAATGTGTTTATGCGGGTTTAGACCGGCCGCAATCAACTATAAAAAAGATGGCCGCACTTATTATAGAAGTAAGTGTGAGGCATGCCTACGTCACGGCGGGGTAGCACACGGATTTCCCAAATGGTATCTAGATGGATACCGTCAAAAAGATACTTGTGAGAAATGCGGCTTTAAGAGCAAACACAAAGAGCAATTCAATGTGTTTCACATAGATGGCAATTTAACTAACAGTCGCCCCAGTAATCTTAAGACGATATGTGCAAATTGTCAGAGAGTCCTACATAAAGAGGGCGTTCAGTGGCGACAGGGAGATCTTGTTCCGGACTTGTAATTACTTGTTTTACTTGCTGGTATAGACTGTCAATTGTCCCGTTATTATCTAAAATAATATCAAAATCAGTACCAATCCAAGCGGTTTCGCTTGCATGAATCTTCTTCATTTTGAGATCATTCATAGCAACATTTGATCCAGCGTTTGCATCCAATGCTGTTTGATACCAGTCTGGGAGTTCTCCTCGCTGTACCCAAGCAATAATGCCGCCAGCATCTTTAATTGATTTAATTTCGTTAGGAAATCTACAGTCGCTGATGACTACGTGGTCGCGACTAGTTCTAAGTTTGTTCTCTAAACTAGCAATCCAAATATCATCATGGAACGCTTTGCGACAAACTTCTGTACCCCAATACTGTAGAACCCATCTAGGAGTAAGGCTAGGCATATCTAATCTATTTGCCCACCACGGATCTACTTGTTCACGCCATTCTCGGGCTTCTTTAGTGCGCCCTTCTAACATAGTGCGGTCCCAACCAAATACATGTGCCACTGCATCTTTAAGGGTGCTAGCAAATGATTCTCGTCTAAATTCGTGGAAGTTTGTTAGATAGTCCGCAACAGTGTCTTTGCCCGAACCAATAAAGCCGCATATACCAATAATCATTGTACTCTCCTAAAGATAATACAATTTTATATGAATATTAATGCAGTGTCAAGAGTTTATACGCCGTATTTGTTCTTTTTGCGAGCTGGAACTGGACTAACTTTATTGGTATCGTCCAATTCTTTACTTGTCATATCGCCATGGTTTAAATCTTGATAATTCGCACCAACTGCCTTGTATGCTTGCTTGAGCATTTCTTGTTCTTCTTTAGTATATGGATGAGTGGACTTCCTCTTACCAATCCAACTTTTTGCCTTCATTTCTGTTGGTAGTGGGTCTTTGCCGTTAGCGCCGGCAACAGCCATTCCCAGTCTATAAGAAGTATAGTCGCCACTAACACGCTCTGAATCGTTATAGGTGTTTAGACCGGCAGTTGCTTGAGCCTGTCTTTTAGAGATTGCCTTTTGACTTGATTCAGAAATGATATCTAAAATTTTCATATTATCCAATTACCAATGTATAACCAGTACCGCCAGCAATGTAAAGCTCTATTTCTTTATCTAATTTTTCAAGTTCTTCTTTACCAGCAGATTTTAGATCTGCCCCGTTTAGTCCGCCTGCCCCGCCAGGTCCAGCAATCTGACTAAATTTGCCACGAGCTTCGCCTAGCATAATTTTGCAAGTTGCTAGTGTATAGTCATACAGCCAGCTCTTGGCATATAAATCTTGTAACAGTATATAGTCTGGTCTGTAGTTGTAGCCACGAATCATTACTTGTTCGCCTTCACTGAAAGGACGCTGTAAAATTCTCAATGTGTGGGTAGTGGGAATCCATTGGAATTCAATATATGCTCCAAACATACGACCCACCATTTCTTGATATTGAGCAAACATATCGTATGTTGCGATACCTCCCAACATTGTACTGTTTAACAAGTAGGTATTTGTGTAGGCTAAATTGAACGGTTCAAACTGTGTACCGCCGCTGCCGCCCGCTGTTCTACTGCCGATTGTTCTACGGAAAATACTACGAACTTCTATAATCTCGTCAGGTAATCTGTAATCATTAACATCTTGCGCTAGCTCTAAGAAATAATAAGATTCTTCTACGGCACCGCTACTTCGCTGACGATATCGTGCTAGAGCACGATTTAAAGAGGTTTCGTAGTGCTTGGGATCAAGCTCAACGTCAACCATTCCGTCGCCCAACATGGTACGGACGTAGTCATAAACTTTTTCTCTTTCAGCTAAAATTGTACTTGTATTTGACATTATTAGATCTCCGTGTATATTTAGCTGCCGATAAATATACTACTATGCCAAGACTAAGTTTATATAAACCAGAGAAAGGGAACGATTATAAGTTCATAGATCGCCAAATTGGGGAGATGTTCCAAATTGGTGGTACGGATTTATATCTCCACAAATACATAGGTGTCAACACCAGCGAAGAAAACGCTACTGCTGCTGAGCCACATTACGATGCACTAAAAGAGACCAATATTCAGGATCTTTTATTACTGGAAAATAGGGATAGAAAATATGACCCTAGCATTTATAAAGTTCGAGGCATTTATAATGTACAGAATTTAGATTTTAATTTAAGCCAGTTTGGATTGTTTATAGACAACGATACAGTTTTTATGACTGTTCATATCAATGACTGGATTTCAACTGTGGGTCGTAAACCAATCAGTGGTGATGTGTTGGAATTACCGCACTTGCGTGATGATTTTGCACTTAATGATTATACACTTTCTCTACCTCGCTACTTTGTCATTGAAGATGTAAGTCGCGCTAGTGAAGGATTTAGTATTACTTGGTACCCGCATTTGTACAGAGTTAAACTTAAAAAGATAGTGGATGCTCAACAATTTGCTGACATATTAGATAAGCCAGCAACAGACGCAAACGGAGATCCATCTTCTCAAACATTGAGAGATATTTTAAGTACCAATGCTAAAGAAATTGAAATTAATAATGCATTGTTAGCACAAGCTGAAGCAGATGCTCCGTTAAGTGGTTATCAAACACAACAATTCTTTACTCTTGCTGTTGATCCAAATACTGGTAAGCCAGTGCTACAAACTGCGGATCAAACGGCAATTGATGCAAGTTTTATTGGCAACGCAGATGGCGGGACAGATGCTAGTGCTGTACA